CAAGTTTATTAGTACGAGAGAGAAACGCTGCATAATCCAAAGATGGATCACTAGTAACTTCTCTTACAAATTCAACGTACTTTTCTGTATCAACAAAGGACTTTTCAGTATCAATCATTAGAAATTAAGGGCAGAGAACTTTTTCTTCAAGTCAGTTTTATCTTCATAAGTATACTCCTCATCCTTGCCATTGTCAAGGATATCATTCTGTGCGGTCTGCTCACAGTCATACAATCTCATCTTGGCACGGTCGATACCAACTACAAATCTCTTATGTACGTTGTTATCATTGTACCGATTCTTCAATTGCTTCACCATAATCTGTCCCAACTCTTCCAATTCCTCTGTTGAAATAAGGGCAAACATAAGATCAGCAGTAGCAGGGAGACCAAAGGACTCACTAGTATCAGTAAGCTCAACATCACTGCTACCATAACCAGAACGAGTGGTCTGGGTGGCAGATATGATAGGGACGTTTGCTTCGACAGCAAGTCCTCTAAGCTCCTCAGCAATCGACTTAACAAGAGTATAGGAATTGATATTGGAAGACCCTTTGTAACGCGAAGAGGCACAAATATTGAGATAATCCACGAATACAATATCAGGTCGAAAAGATTTTTTAAGTGCAAGTTCATTAAGAAGTGACTTAAAATGTCCACTGTGAGCACTAGCAGTTGGGTATTCTTTAATGATTAACTGACCCTGAGTTTTCTTAGCGATAGCGTTGACCTTCTTATCAAAGATTTGTTTGGGAAGGTCAACAAGATCCTGAATATTTGTATTCAATAAGTTTGCGTCAATTCGTTCAGCAATTTTCTCCTCTGCCATCTCACATGTAATGTAGAGTACGTTCCTCCCCTGCATGAGGGCGGAACTAGCAACGTGGCACATGAATAAACTTTTCCCGACACCTGTGCCAGCAAGAGCGATGTTGAGAGTCTTATTAGGGAGCCCACCTTTGGTAATTTTGTTAAGATATTCAAGGTCGAATGGGATCTTTTCTTCTTTTCGATGGTAGAGAGCATAGCGTTCTTCGTAATCTTCTAGGTAATTGTGTCCAACATGATTATCAAAAGACACTGACAATGCATCAGATAAGATAGAAGGGATGGCATCACGACCTTTCCTTTCATCCTTACCGTCTGCAAGAGCAATGGATTCCATGAGCGCCAGGTATATAGCACGGTCACGGCACCATCTTTCTGTGGTATCTAATAACCAAAAGAAATCAGCAGGTTCTTTGTCCAGATAAGAAAGAGTTTGACTGAGTTCTTTGAATGTTTGCTCATTCAAATCCTCTCGGTTTTCTATCTCAATAGATACCGCTTCTCTTGTTGGTAGTTGATCGTAGTTAATGATAAATGCGGAGATTTCTTCATATAAGATACGACTTGGTTGGTCCTCAAAGTATTCTTTCTGAATGAAGGGGATAACTTTTCGGGCATATTCTTCATTATGAATGAGATTTTTGAGAACTAGATTCTCAACTTTCTCCATAACTAAACTCCTTTCTTGCAATTTGATCTAACTTTTCCATAACCTCTGGTGTAAAATATTCCTCAGGATCTTTCAAGATTGCCTTGGCATAAACCTTCTTGCCATTCATCTCATAACGACCTGCAACATTTTTCCAGAGACCTCCCAGTTCACCCAGTTCAAGAAGACCAAAATATCGATCAAGACCACGCTCATCGTAATAGAGACGTATGGTAACATCTTTGTTCTCCTTACTTAAACGCGACTTAGCAGTCTTTGCTTTGATAAGATTTCCGACAACTGCCGTTCCATCTTTTTCTTTCTTCTTACTAAGATGGATAATCGTAGACGCAGCATATTTGAGACCACTACCTCCACCCATTTCTTTTGTAGGCACGTAGGCACCGATAACATCGTAGGTATGATTGGTAACGATCATTGGAATGTTAGCCTGTCCCAGTTTCAGTGTCAACATTCTGAATGCACCTTTGATGAGTTGGGATTTAGTCATGTCCCTAACTTGTTTGTCATTCAGTGCGTCGTTGATCTCCTTCTCTGTGGAAAGCATCCCCAAAGAGTCTAGCACAAACATGCATGGTTTGCGTTCTTCTTCGGGTTTTTTTAAATATATATCAACTGCTTTCAGTGCAGATTGCCTAAACTGCTCAACAGTAACAACTTGCAAATGAATAAACCGATCTGTATCTATCCCACGACTTGTGAGTAGAGACTTGTTAATAGCGGCCTCAGTGTCAAAATATAAACAATACCCATCGGGATTAGAGTCAAGATAATTTTTGACGACAGCGAGAGAGAAGAAAGTTTTGCCAGTAGAAGACTCGCCAGCAATGGCAGTAATCTTATTCCCAGATACACCACCAAATATACTACCTGAACAAAGTCCGTTAAAGATGTACGAACCCGTGTCCACGTAATTTTCTGTGTCGTCGATGTCTGATCCAAGTTGGGTAAACTCATTACCTATTTCTTTTACAATTTCTTTAAGAAAGTCCATTTTTTGTCCACCAAGTTATGTAAATGTACCGGTTTCCGGCAACTTTGTCAACTCCATGTAGGAGTTTTGCACCCTCGAAAATAACAGATAGTCCAGTCTTTGGAGGTATACGATTATTTTCTATGACGGAGTAACCTCCATCAAAATCATCATTCAAATTGCAGATAGAAACCCATGGTGTAACAACTGGTTCATCCAAATGCATATTCATATCATATCCATTGGGATAGTACATAATTTGGTCATATGCAAACTTCAAACCCATATATTTTTCCATTCTTTTTATGTAGGATCTACGAATGGAATTTACTCTTATATGAAAGTGATGATACCAGGGAAGTGTTCTATGAGAATTTAAAGCGAGCGTAAGGTATGGAGCATGAGCATTTTCTCCAATGTAATGTTTACGAAAATAATCAATGAGAAACTGACAATCTCTTTCCTTTATAGAGTTCTCATCATAATAAATTGATTTCATTACAATACGAAACCAAACTGTTCCCTCGCAATTTTTTTATATGGACCATGCGGATGATCGTCCATAATTTGTTGAATGACTTTTAATTTGCCATACAATTTGTCTCGATACTCTCTCTTGGTTGGCTCTACATGCTCACAACACAGAGCATCAACAATTTCGTCAAGTTCCTTCTTGTCAATTGGAAGATCCATCAGTTCCACCTAAGTGTATTGAGATATTCTAGCACATCTTTCCTAACATCCATCAACTCATGGTAACACTTTTGATTGTGGGCACACAGTCTGAGTGAGGAATCCGGTTTATGCACCGATTCAATAAAAATATCTAATCCACGATTCCATTTCTCTTTTTTGCCTTCACAGTCTCCAATAGTATTCTGGTCCTTCATGAGAAGAATGCCTCCAAGTTAGCGGTTTTTTCAACGGACCATCCGATAGAATCTAAGATGATCTTTAATGGTTCTAAGAATGCTTTACTGAATTGAAGATCATAATCAATGTATTGATTGAGATCCAATTCCTTAGGCCATTCATTTATAAATGAAAGCACATTTTCATGAATAGGATTTGGTTTTTTTAAATACAAAAACTTAATCTTTTCTCCATTCTTAATCAGGGAATATTTATTAGTCAGTTTATTCTGCTTGATATAGAAGTTGAATAGCAATGCGCCACGACTATGAATAGGAGTCCCCTTTGAATATATCTCGGAAGATGATTTATATTTCTCAACATCAGATATAGAACGTGGGAAAGAAACATCCTCAGGATTGAGACTCTTGAATTCAGATCTACACTTATCGATGTAATCAATCACATCATTCTCACTGCCCGTCATCATAATTTTGAAGGCATCCTTCAACATCTTGCGGCAGGGTGCAGGTGTAGAAGACTTGACTGCCTCAATACCCATGACTTTGAGTTTAGGTTCAGCATACTGAACACCCTCACTGTTCCATACGTTGAGAATGTATCGCTTCTTCGCAGTCCAGATACCACGATCAGCAATGTTCTCACGTTTCATCACCATTTTTTGTTCGTATGCCGCAACATAGTCTGCCAGTTCCTTGTAAGACTTTTCGATGAATGGTTCCAGCTTATCTTGGCAGATTTTGTCAAGTAACTCCACAACCTTAATCTTATCACTAGACTTACTACCAAGAAATTTAGTAACAAGAGGTCCGAGGTTAAGATAAATTGAGTCAGTGTCAGATGCAATAACGTAATCCTCTTCCTGTGTAGACAAGAGTTTATTTAGATAATCATTCATCTTGTTCTCAATCCATCGGATTGATGCTTGACCAGACAGAGTGATTGCCTCAGCGTTTTCCAACTTATAATATCGGAAATATTGGTTACCAATGGCACCATAAGCAGAGTTAAGTTGAATCTTACGTGCCATTTGGATGTTGTTGCACCTAGACACTTCCTTTTCTAAGTCAGATTTAAGATGCCACTCACTGTCAGACAAGTTTTCTATCTTCTGTCTAGCAGTTAGCATTCTCTTTTTATAGATTGTGCGTTCTTGATAGATCTTATCCATCAACTCGGGCAAGAATCCACGTTTATCCTTACGATACATGGCACCATTTGCTGCTGTGGCATAACGACCATCAGCAATAAAGGAACCAGACAAAATCTTGTCAACAGAACATCGTGGATGTGGTTCATCCATCAGAGTTTCTGGTGAGATGTTGTATTGCATAATCAAATGCGGATACAGACTATTCAAGTCAAACGAAACTACCCAATCATAACTACCAGGAATGGGTTCTTTGACATATGCACCAGCATACTTTTCATCTTTCTTGGCACCTACCTTGGGAGGAATGACAATGTTTTTCTTTTTGAGATAATTGTAGATGATAGCATCCCACATTCTCACCTGATAAAACACATCAGTAAAGTTTACCTTGGCATCATATGCCATTGTGAGTGCCAACTCAATCAACTTCATCTTGTCTTCCAATCGGTCAACAAGTTCTACGTCTTTGATGTTGTACT